CAGGCGGCACTTGACTCTATTGTGGACAGGTTGCTGATCGGTAAAGTACTGAACCCAGCGGTCATCCGGTCTGGTGGTGTTTTCACTCGCGCTGCCAAGGGCGTTGGCGCAGGTACTGTCGCTGAAGTTCCTACCGAGATAGGCCAAGAGGTTATAAACAGATACCAAGCTGGCTTACCTATCGATGACGCCGAGGCCATGAAAGTCTATGAGGACGTTGCGATAGCTGCAGGTATTACTGGTGGTACTGTAAGAGGTACTACCAATGTAATAGGTGGAGACATACGCAAGGAGAAAGCGGCTCAGGAAGAACAGGAAAAGTTTGCTGAACTTCAGGAAGATGCTGAAGAAGAAAGCGCAAGAACCCAAGAAACCATAGCCAGAATAAACGAATCAGAACTGCGTGAAGACGAAGACATTACTGTAGAACCCACCGTAGAGGTGGAGCCACAGGAGATGGATGTCTTTGGCAACTTGAAGCAATTGGCACTTCCTTCCCCCAGCACTCAAGAGAATGATAGGTTAACTCCTGAGCAAGAGTTAACAACTCTTGGCAGAGCAGCTCGTGAGGCCACCCTACCGTTTAACCCAGTGCCTATGTCTGAGTTGCCCTTGGGTGAGCGTCAGGTCATACAGAACACCCGTAGGACTCAAGGTCTGGATGAACAACAGCCTGCATCGCTTGATGAGATACGCCGTATTGTGGGCGAGGGTGCGGCTACCAGAGAAGCTACCAAACAGAAACCTGTGTCTGGCGGAACATCTAGGTTCCAGCCTGTAGAGAACAAGACATTCACACAGGATCAATATGACCGTGCCGTAGAAGAGATAAAGTCTCGCAAGAAGTATACTGAACCAGCGATACAGAAAGCAGTGAGGGCTACTGGTGTTAAGAACGTATCGCGTCAGGTTGCTAAAGACATCCGAGATGAGATGGTCAACCGTGGCATCTTGAGAAGAACACAAAAGGGCTATGACATAGAGCCTGATGTGGAAGCTGTATCTGATGAGATCGCTTCTTACAGAAGCACTCTGTCCAATCTGAACAAAGATATATACGGCAATAGTTCAGTCAAAAGGAAGAAGGGCGAGTCAACTAATGATTTCGTTCAGCGCAAGACTGGCCTTGTCGGACTCAGTAAGAAGATTGATTTAGACGCTCGCCGCGCACTGGATCAAGAGAACGATAGAGAAAAGTTCTTGAGGCTTACTACTGAAGCGCAAGAGGTAAGGAACCAAATCTCTGAGGCACAACAGGTTATAGCTGAAACAGAGGGTAGAATAAACAGCGGTCCTCAGTCAGTTAACATCCCGTCCACTGAAAAGCCAAGAAGTATACTGCCTTCTGAAGTTCAACAAGCTGGGAATACTGAGGGACAAGTAGATGCATTGCGTCAGTCGGTAAGCAATTATGATAGAGACATAAAATTACAGAAACAAAATTTGGCAAAGCTAAAGAAGCAATCGAAGAAGGTTGCTCTTAACGAAGAGGTTCAGGGTCTCTTGTCTGATATTGAATCCGACATAGAAACTAAAACGTATTTAAGAGATGCAGCTCAGGCAAGATTGACAGAGCCGTCCGCTCCAGTTCAAGTATCTTCTGAGCAATACTTGGCTAACAAGGCTCGTGAGATTGCAAACAGAGCGGTCAATACGACAAGAAAAGATTCGTTCAACGCCAAACGACAGCAGGTATTCACTGCATTACGCAAGCGCCTAAACAATCTAAATCTACCAGACGTTAAGTTGACTGCTGAAAGGTTGGTTGCCCCTGAACTTCTCCAGCAAGAAAACCCTGAGCTTGCAGAAGGTGTGTTCGACTTCACGGCGGCAAACAAATTTCATAACACTCCCTCTAACAGAGTAATATCTCTGTCGATGGAGGTTGCTGACCCAAGTAAATCAGCTCAAGAGCAGTTCGATATATTGAAAGGCGTTATGAACCATGAGGTCATCCACGCTCTTAAAAGCCTTGGACTGTTCTCTGACGCTGAGTGGTCATCTCTTACTGGGGCAGTAAAGAAGCGCAAGTATGTACAGATAAAGAACGGCAAGCCAGTCGAGAGGAAGTACACTTACCTTGATCGTGCGACAGCAATGTATGCAGGTAAGGGTCTTAACTCTGCGTCCACAGAAGAGGAAGCTATAGCAGAGATGTTCCGTGATTATGCGGATGGCAAGATCAAAGTTATTGGTCGTCCCAAAACTCTGTTCGAGCGCATCAAGAATTTCTTTAGTTCTATCTTCAAGGCCAACCAAGATGTAGGCATCAACAGCGTCGAAGATATATTTAATGATGTCAGGAGCGGGAACATTGGTAAGCGGGATCGCTTGCCTGAACCAGATGCAGAAGTAACTGAAGATGTAAGTCGGCAGTCAATACGAAACTTTGACCCTAAGCTCCCTGTAGCGCCACAGGATGCGAGAGCGCATAAGTTGCCATACGAGCTGCTAATACAGGGCAACGGCTCTCCAGCGGTCCTCCCAATCACTCAGGCCTATACCCCAGCCAATTCCAACAGAAATAATAGTTCAATTGAACAAATCATTGCGAACAACCCAGACGCTATGATGTCAGTAGAGGGTTGGATGAAGGCAATGCAAGAAGGTCTGGGTGGTGATTACCTACCTGCCCCACCATTGGTTGCCATTAACTACTCCCAAAATCCACAGGTTATGGCAGATAAACTGAAGCAGCTAACACCAGAACTGAAGAAGGGTGTTGATGAGGGCTTTGAGTTTGTTGATCAGATAAGAGAAATCTATCAGAGCGGCGAGTCATCTCCTCGCATGACTATGGACTTATTCGTATGGGGCATCCTCTCTAGGGGCGCTGGCCCGGTGCAGCAAGAGGGTGCATTCATTGACATCATAGACAGTGCCTACCCAATTCTTGAGAAAGCAACCCGCGAACCACTGACGGATGATGACGTTGACAGATGGATGACTACTGTTTCATCGGTAATCCCAGAGGGTTCACCGGGTAAACAAGTTACTATGAATGTAAATGCCGCAGCCAAACTGGTTAAGGCTATGTCTCAGTTGGTCGGTGACTCTAACCAAACAGTTATTGATGTCATTCATGAGGGCATGACTGATCCTAACGTATCTGCTTCTGATATTCGGGAAGCATTCTTGTCAGGCACTAAGAGTGCTGGGATAGACAACAAAGTTCTGTCGTTCATTCTATTGGTTGGTGGCAAGGACGATGTTCTTGTGATGGATCGCATTCAGGGTCGGCACTTGTGGGATGATGGACGGTACGGCGGTTCCAACATATACGATGGCATTGGGCCAAACAAAGAAGGTCTTAATGGTATCTTCCGTGGGCCGAGAGGCATATTAACAACACGCCTTCTTGAAGATGGTATGAGGAAGAACGTACAAAAGGCTTACGAACTTGCTGGGCGTCCAGAGGATGCAAGTCTAGGTCGTTGGCACTGGGAAACATGGGTCATAGAGGGTGAGCAAGTTGTAAACCATGGCACCCTTCAGGCTATTATCAATGGGTCTCCTATCGGCACCTCCGTTACTGAAGGAAAGACTGATACATTCTCTTCAGGTATGACGTACATACGCGGACAGAACGCACCTGTTGTTCGGTATCCACTGTCTGATGGTGGGGTTGTCTACATGTCACCCACTAGAATGAAAGAGTTTGAAGCCTTTATAAAGAAGCCAAAGAATGGTATTATACCCAGAGACTTCAAGGTTACGGGTCGTGCTGACATACCTTGGTTTGAAAGAAAAGAAGTCAACCGAAATAAATTAGACGAAACGGCAAGGGAGTATGAAGATGCGAAGCCCAATGGATCAATTCTTAGGAGCGATGAGAGGACTGGAGAACTCCAAGACGCCTCTCAGCGGGGAAACTCTCCCATCGACAGGAGATACAGCCTTGGATTCCTCGCAGACCCAAGTTTCCGATCTCTTCCGTCAGGAAGTGGAAGAGGACGGGATTCGTCAGGGAGCCTTGCGCCTCTTGAAGGTGCGCCAACAGTCCAAGGCGCGACAGGCCCAGACGAAAAATTAGTAGCGGTAGCGGAGCAATATGCTCTTGATAATGGTATCGATCTAAGAAGACAGTCTGAGTTTGTTATTCCCAATGTAGACCTTGCGACACGCATAGCCCAAGCATACGAAGAGATGGAGAATGCACCTGAAGACCCAGTGGTCAGAGAGGCATACGAAAATTTAGTCAGCCAAACTATAGATCAGTATCGTGCGTTGGAGAATGCGGGATACAGGTTCTGGTTCACTGACGTGAACATACCAGACAATGTGGAATACCTGTCCAGCCCCTTCAATGCGATGAGGGATATTCGTGCCAATAAGACTATGGGTGTATTCCCTACAGATGAGGGATATGGTTCAGGTGAGGTAGACACAGAAACATCATCCAACCCAATGATGATGGATACTGGAATAGAATGGCCGTCTGGATCGCCAGATGGGCCAAAGAAAAAAGTTGTTGCAAACGATTTGTTCCGTGCAGTTCATGACGCTTTCGGTCACGGCCTTGAAGGGTCTGGCTTCCGAGCCACAGGGGAAGAGAATGCATGGCAAGCACATGTGCGTTTGTTTACTGGCTCTGCCGTTGCAGCCATAACATCAGAGACAAGAGGCCAGAATAGCTGGCTTAACTTCGGCCCATATGGCGAGCAAAACAGAACCGCTAAAATAGAAGACACTATCTTTGCCGATCAGAAGATAGGTCTGATGCCATCCTTCACATGGGAAGAAGGCAGGGCTGGTAGTGTTGAGGCTGCAGTAGATGAAGATACTGATCAAACGTCCACTGCTGATGAGCTTCCCGCAGTAGATCGATCCGCTATAGAACAGCTTCTTTCTGGGCAAGACTTAACAACACAACGCAAATTCTCAGTCAGCCCATCCAATGCAGATCAATTAGTTGCAGCTCCTGTAAAGAATAAGAATGGTTCATCCTCTCCTGTGTTCGGGTCTATGATAGACAGTAGAGGCACAAGAATACCCATAGTTCTACCAGCGGGTGAGCATAGACGCATTGAGCAACGTGAAGGTGCCACTGAAGTTGGGCGTGGCCTGTACCACATTCAGCAACGCGGTCATGATCGTGAGCTTCTTCGGTTCTCTAATGGCAAGTACAATGTACTGAACGCTATGTATGACCTATTGAAAAGATGGGACAAACAGGGAAATGAAGATGGGGAAAATGTAATAAGCTATCCGAGTCAGGGTGGGATTGTTCTTGAATGGAGGAATGATATTCCCTTCAAGGCTCCACCCATGAAGCTGGTATTGAAGCCACGCAAGCTGGGCAGCGGTTACATCTTTGATATACAAACATTCTTTCCTGATCTTGAGAAAAAAGATCGCGCCGTTGTGGATGGTCGCAGGCGTTATAGTGTTGCGCCGTCTCCATTAAACAACAGCACCATAGCAGGTCAGATAAACCAGAAGGAAGTGGACATAAATTATGCTCGTTCTTCTGACTTCATAGCTAAAGGTCTTGGTAGAATTGTAGGTAAGGATAAGGCTCAAGCTCAAGCGGACAGCATATTAACCAAGTTCCAAGACTCTATGCTTCCTGTAGGTAGGATGATCCAAGAGCTGAAGGCGAAGGGTCTTACCATCGTTGATGCTATGGACACTTATCTGAAGGAAGAGTTGTATCATGGCATCGTTGGTAACGAGGTAGATAAAAGAGAGAAGACAATCTACCAGACCGCCCGTGAAGCTCTAAAGAATTTGAACATCACCAAGGATCAAGTGAAGAACCTTCGTTCCGTATCTGATGCTGCATCAGAGAGTGGTAGAGGATTTATAAGTCAGGCCATTGAGACTTCGGGTAGTGATCGTCAAACAATAGGTGACGCATATCTTTACGCCAAGCATGCGAAGGAACGCAACGCATACGTCAGGTCTATAAACCCAGACAATAACAGTGGCTCTGGAATGAGCGATGCTGAAGCGGACGCAATCCTTATTTGGTTCTCTCGTTTGGACAACCAGAATAGTGCGGCTCTTGGTGCCTTGGATCGTGCGGTAAGAAATGTAGTCAGGGATACCAACAACACTCGTACTCAAGGTGGTCTAATACCTGCTGAGTTTAATCAAGTAGAACTTGAAGACGGCACTGTAGTACAGAAGTCAAACTACAATTCTTATGTACCATTGAGGGGTAAGATTGATCCCGACAATGAGACCACCGATCCTAGCCGCCCTAGCATGGGCGCTCCATTCGGTGCCAGAGGTCGAGAAGATAGGCGTGTCACAGGTCGATACGACTACGCAACAGACATCTTGGCTACAACACTAACTCAGAACATGGGTGCCGTTGCACGAAGTGAGCGCAATAAGGTTGGTCAATCATTCCTAGAACTGCTACGTTCAGACCCCGCTGTAACAAAAGAGTTTGGTACTATACTGAAAGCTCTACCAAAGACTGAACAGCTAAGGGGTGGGAAAGTTGTTAGGGCTACAGATCAAAGAGCGTATCTGGACCCCCTCATATACACAGTCAAAGAGAATGGACAGGATGTATATGTTAGACTTGAAGATGAAAGAATAGCTAAAGCCCTGAAGGGTGATGTCGGGTTGGGTTCCTCACCTCTTGCTGGTGTTGTTCGTGGTATGGGCAAGATCAACAGATACTTGTCCAGCATTAATACATCATACAACCCTGAGTTCTTTGTAACCAACTTATTGCGAGACCTTCAAACCGCTGGTGTGAACATCAACCAGTATGATGAGAAGGCAATGACTACTGAGATTATGAAGGGTGTTGCCGGGGCGCTCAAAGGAATAAAGCGTTCAATCATAAACAGTGATGACTCTTCCGACTGGTCAAAGTACTACAAAGATTTCGTTGAGGCTGGTGGTCAAAACGCTACGAACCAGATGTCCACAATCGCAGATCAAATGGAGAATATCCAAGGGTTACTTGGCGATATATCTGATCAGGGAGTCAGGGGTAAATGGAACTCTGTAAAGAATAGCTTTATAGGTAAGAAGGCTGGATCGTTACTAAGCACTATTGAGAGCTACAACACAGTCATTGAGAACGGCATTCGTGTTTCTACTTACAAGGCTATGCTGGATCGTGGCTTCTCCAGAGAACGCGCAGCGCAAGCGGCCCGTAATGTTACAGTGAACTTCGCCAAGGGCGGTGAATACAAGACGTTCATGAACGCATTTTACCTGTTCTACAATGCGTCTCTACAAGGTTCATTTGCACTTTTAAATGCAGCCCTGAAGTCGAAGAAGGTTCAAAAGATTTGGGCAGGCACCATAGCAGCAGGCTTCCTTCAGGACCAGTTGAATGGAATGTTGTCTGATGAGGATGAAGATGGCCGTCTTGTTTATGATAAGATACAACCGTACATTCTTGAACATAACTTAATTCTGCCTGATCCATTCGGCTTCACAGAGAGATCATACATAGCGATACCTATGCCGTATGGCTTGAACATGGCTCACAACATAGGTCGGGCCACCAGTCAAACCGCTCGTGGCGGAACCTCCGCTGGGAAAGCTACGTCTTCTATCGTGGGAACTATCGTAGATGTAATCAATCCGATTGGCGGCACGGAGAGCTTCACTAATTTTGCGGCTCCTACAATCCTAGACCCATTCATTGATGTTATAGAGAACGAAGATTACGCGAAGAAGCCTGTCTACAAAGAGGCTGCTTTCAATGACCGGGGTCCAGACAGTCAAAGGTATTGGTCAACAACAAACCCATCTGCAATATGGGTAACAAACATGTTGAACAATCTTACTGGTGGCACACCTGACACGAAGGGATTCGTAGATGTATCACCAGATGTGATGAACTTCTGGCTTGAGTATGCAACAGGTGGTGTTGGTAGGTTTGTCCAGCGTACTGCCGAGNTACCAGTTCGNGTGTATGAAGAGGGNCTNGATGAAGANATNTTCCGNGAGATTCCNTTTGTNAGAAAGATAATAGGAAGCGTTTCTNNTCGTGAAGACTATGGNAATTACATTGANAAGAGAGACAAANTTCTTGTNGNAGGTGATGAGATTAAAGGCGCTCTATCATCTGGAGATACTGAGCGGTTACAAAAGGCCAGACAGAGATACTCAGAAGAAATTAAATACCTACCAAGGATAAAGGCTATTGATAACGCCTTNAGGAAAGTAAGTGGTCAGATGAACTCTGTAAGNGGNAANATGAGAATGCCAGACGATCAAAAGAAACTTATTCTTGACAGGCTAGACGAGCGCAAACAGCTTCTTATTGGAAGTGCCAACAAGATTTTAGCAGGGTTTTAATAAAGTTCAGTTGAACTTTTGCAGCCTTCTCTGGGTGGAGTATGACCATAGCTTTTCTAATGGGCTTAGATCAATCTGATCCATAACTGATCCCATCCCGTGGCCTAAATCCATTTGCCTGCTGTCCTTCTTGAACCTGTCCCTAGAGCAGTACCCTGATACATTGTAAGTATCTTCATCTTCTTGGCACACAAGGACTGCACAGTTCGCTTTGAAGGCACTAATGTCTTTGAAGAGGAGGCGACCATCTGGATAGAATGTAGACTTAACATCTATAGATATGTCATCGATCCACATATCCTCACCGCTATCAACTCCAAGCTGAAAGGGATTGTGATCTATGTCGAATACCTTTGCCACACTAAGCTCTGCCTTGATGCCTATAAGGTCAAGGTCATTATCGTTTCGCCCCTGATCTCTTCTCTGATTGACAACTCCAGATGCCCTAGCTAACTGCCAGCGAAACGTAGCCGCTTGTTTACAAACAGATATCTCTCTAGGAGACAAGCGAACTCTCATGACTCTTTGTCACTTTTCTTTTCTATCCATTCCAAGACTTCGCTTCTTTTCCACCGCTTTATTCTGACGCCCAAGTTAATTCCTTCGGGGAAGTCTTCTGTTTTGCTTATGAACCTGTAGGTAGACTGTAAACTCATCGACAACATCTCTGCTACCTCGTGTACTCTCATTAACTTTTCTTCCATTCTTTAAACCCCTCTCGTAGTTCTTCAAACTTGTTTACCGCATCAGGGTTATCCCTAAACTCTGATCTAGACTTAATACCGCAATGGTTTCTGACGGCACTAACTGCTTCGTTCTCTTGATTGAATACATCCGTCTTCTCAGTCATGCCCATGCTGTACAGATAATCATGGAAGTCATCGTTGCGGCACAACAAACCTGCCGATGCAATCAATCTCTCAACATTCACCGCTTCCTCTCGCGGCTCAGGTTCGTCCTGATCGTTGAGCCTCACCATAGCAACCATGTACCTAGTGCCAACCCAGTCAGTGTGAAGTTCTTGAGGGCAATCATTTGGATGCACATTGAGGCGTAGCATGATGCCATTCTTGTCCTGAGACATTGACACCTTCACCGCCTCAAAGCCTATGGCTGCGTCTTTAATGCTACTCATCTTCGTNCTCCNTTNNNCATCTATGGAAGCCCAATTGTACTCATCAAATGGGACATTTTTTCTAGCTTTTTGGCATTCTTTTTTTGTGCCTTCATGGATCAACTCTGGTATGTCCATACCATCCCATCCATACTTGTATGCCCAGAGTTCGTATATTTTCTCTTCAGCCATTATATTTCTCCCAGTTTACTCTCGCCCAATCGACAGGGTCTATCCCGATCAAGTCCCACCAAGTCTTCTCGTCACCGTATCTGTGTAGTTTCGAATGGCAGTCGCGGCACAGAGGCACAGCCCAGTTATCTCCCGACCTCATACCTGTTCCATGTTCCCCAACATAAAGCAGGTGGTGTGCTTCCGCGCCGC